GTTGAATTTATTAAAGAAATTGCAAGTAAACTATCTGGATATGCTAATTATCAAAGCGCTGGTAAAATACATTATAAGAATAGAAGAAATAAAAAGAATAAGAGAAAAAAAACAAATAAGAAATATAAATCAAAAAGAAGACAAACTAAGAGAAATAAATATTAAAATTTAAAATCTATATCATCAATTACATCAATTTTTTGGCTATTTGTTTCTTCATTTCCGTGTTTTATAACAGTAATTTTTCCGGTTTCCTTATTAAATTGTAATAGACACCCCCCAGATGATTTAGTTGTTAGATCAATAACGTTTTCCTTTTTTTGTTTGCGATTGGGAGCTCTATGTTCATAACCGCTAACTCTTTCATTTTCAATTATAGACCATAGCTCTTGTAGATCATTAATATTATCTTTAAACCATTGTCTATTTCTACAAACTAAAACACAGCTAACGTGTTCTAATTTCCAATAAATAGTTTTCATATATGTATATTTAAATTCTGGATTATATTGATAATAATCAACTGTATTTTCTAGCCATTCTGTAATATCAACTGGGTGAATTATATCTAATGGTTTATATAGATAAAATGGTTTACCTTCTTTTGTATGAAAGTAAATAATCAGTCCTTTATTTTTATTATCTTTTGATAAAGACATATTCTCAAATTCAATCCCAGCTTCATCTTCATACAATTCATCAACTGTATCCGATACATAAGATGAATAATCTGGATATTCAGTAAATTTGGTTTCTAAAAAGTCGCATTCGTCAAGATCACAAACTTCCATTTGAAGTTGCATTTGAATCCAATACTCTTTCTTTGGAATTCCATTAATTTCACGATTAACAATATTTTTAATTTCTAACATACGACCATATCGTTTAGATTCTGTATCAGCATTAATTCCATCAGGAGAAGCTCCTAGAAACATATAAGTTTCGTGTTGTATACAACCAAAATCTTCTATTTTTGTATTATAGGTATGTTCATAAATTTTTACTGAGAGAGGCTCATATTTTTGCCCCCAATGTAAAGTCGTATTAGTATTTACCATAGTAACTTCTTTTATATCATTTTTATCCTTTGTATCATTTTTATCCTTTGTATCATTTATATTATTTGTATCTTCATTATTATTTTCATCTCCATCTATATACAAACTCTGATTTAATGGCTGACATTTTTCATAAATAAGTTGATTTTGTGTAGTTAAATTTTCGAATGCTTTATATGCATTCGAAGCCGTTATTAAATTATGACGAAACTCATACCACTCTTTTGTTCTTTGAGCTGGTTGAGGTTTATTTCTTAGAATTTCCAATTGCTCTTTAACATATTCGTGATCAGGTTCCTCCAAAATAATAGTATCCGGATAAGATCTTGGAGGTATGTGCTCTTTAAAGAAATCATTTTTTGATTTTTCTATAATTTCTTCCATTTCATCTTGCGCTTCTTCTGTATAAAATATATCAAAGTCAAAATGAGAATGCATTAATTCTTGGATATCTTCATCAAACATTTCATCAAAATCTGGTTCTGAAATTGTTTTTGGATTGTCTTTCATAAATTCGTCCATTAGATGAAGACACGTTTGATATATTTCTAATGATTCTTCATCATTAAAGAATTTAGGGTCTTCCTCTGGAACAATTTGATCTATTATATCTATTAGCTCTGTCATTATACTATATATAAAATTGTTTTTATATTATATAATAAAATCAATTTTATTATTAAAATAATAATAAATATGTTATAATTCTAATCATTTTCAGAGTCAGAATCATTGCTCTTAATATTTTTAGCAGTGCCCTGTTTTTTCTTAGGAGCAAGACCTCTCAAAGTAGAAACTCTCTTGTCAAGATTTTTCAATGTAAAATGATGTATTGGTTTATTAAAATATAATGCTGGTATATCCTTTATTTCTCCAGTTTCTTTATTATAATTAACATCTTTAACTCTTTGTAACTTCTTTTTATCCAAACAATCTCTAAAAAAAGAAATCAACTCTTGATATTCAACTTCAGATAAATTATTATTATTTTTGTAATTTTCAGCAAAAATAGATAACTTTTTAATTTTAGCGGTTTTATCTAATTTGCTCCAAGGCTCATTAGAATTAGTTATTTTTTCATTTTCAAGAAATTTATCTAAATTAGCAAGATCGGTTGATGACTTACTTTCTGGCCATGGAACACCATTTAAAATCATAGATTTATATTTTAATGTTTTTAATTCGTTACAATCACTGTGTTGAGTTTCTTTGCTCATTTATATTATTATATGTTAAATAGAGTTTAACTCAGTTTTCTATATAATATTAAATCATTTATATAGAAATTAATTTCTATATTGGTTTTATTATAAAGTATTTTTTGTTCATATAGGCTATAAGAATGATTAGTAATATAGAAAATAATACTGAACAAAGTAATATTAAAAAAATTATTATTATCGATGAACAACAAAAAAATAAAAATATAAAAAGAATAAATTATGAAAAAGAGAAAAAAATGAGAGTTGAGACAAAAACTTGGGGATTAAATGAAGATGAATTATCTCATCAAACTCAAATTAATATTATACAAAATATACTAGACAATACATTAGAAAAGGATAAATATAATTCAATGTTAACATCTCACATTAAAACAAAAATATGTGGATACAAACAACAAGATGTTTTTAAGAAAAAATTAGATGAACAAAATTTAGTTAAATTTGAAGAAGTAATTGATCTGTTAACAAAATGTGAAATGAAATGTATTTATTGTTCCGAAGAAGTATTTATTTTATATGAAAGAGTTCGTGAAACGAAACAGTGGACTCTTGATAGAATTAATAATGATATTGGTCATAATAGTGGTAACTTAGTTATTGCTTGCTTAGAATGTAATTTAAAAAGACGAAGAACTAACAAAGATGCATTTATGTTTACTAAAAATATGGTTATAGTTAGAGAAGGCATTTAATATTCTTCTATATTCATTTCAAAATGTAATTGTTGTAATTCTATGTGTTTTGACCTAAATCCCTAATTATTTAAATCACTAAATTGCTTATTGAGTTCTTTGAGCCAATATTTAAAAAAATATATATTATAATAATGAAAACATGGAAATGGAGTACAGGAGAGCCTTATTATAAGAGCGCTAGACAAGAAAACAAAGAACATTCGACTACAGATCCTAGTTATGAGTACGATTCTCAACAAAATGCAATAAATCAATCTTTAGCAGATGAATCGTTTTTTAACCAAGAATCAATTTTAAATCAAGATTCAGATTTAATTAATATTACTAACTCAACGTTTTCAAGAAATCAAAACTCTATTGGAACCAGACGTGAAGATATAGATACAAAAATGGCAGATCGTGAAATGTTATCACAAAGAGGAGTTAATCCATTTTTACAAACTAGTTATGTTAATGATATAGTGACTCGTGATATGTTTTTGAAACCAATAAATACTACACAAGGAAGAGCTACAGACACGAATAAAGAGGAACAACAAACATAAAATTGTTGATTCATTTGTTAGAATGTTCAGCGTATGCCATATACTATATTTTTTATAGTATATGGCATAATAATGTATATATTTAGATACTTTTTACACACATAGTATGCAATAATCTATTGGCAATATAAGCCAAAAATGTATTAAATAATAGCATTAATGAATTAATAACAAACATAGTATTTACTTTCTTAAAATGCATTATCATAAAATATGCTATAGAAAGTGCACTGGATGCAAAAATTAATCCAAAAATAATAGATAAAAAATAGAAATAAACGCAATATTCTCTTGGTAAAGGACCAAAATATTTATCCATAAAAGTTGACATACTTATAATATTAAAGAAGATATTAAATTCGTTAAATTAAATAAAATATAAATATTCATATAATTACTACTTAAATAAATTATTTGAAAACTTAAATAATGAACAACTCTAGTTATACAACTCAAAACGATTTATTACTAAAGAATCTATTAAACTTCTATGAAACCGAAATAAACGATTTACATAATCCAAATAATAATTTAGACAAAATGCTTAGAATTATTACTGGTGAATCTAAAATATCTCTTCGTATTGTTGATTGGTTTGCAACTAACTATGCTAAAAAGTATTATACATTATATACAATTGAACAAAGTAGTGATAATATTTCCAGACGATTTAAGGTGTATGATGATTATAAACTTAAATTAAAAGCTTATAGTAAGAAACGTTTTGACCCATTCTGCAGATGGGATCGAATTAGCATACCATATACCAAGGGTAAATTTATTGAAACAACAATTGGTCAATTAAATTTCTTTAAATGGGCGCTTGAAAATAACGTTATTGAATATATTGAACAAAATTATGAGATAATTGAAAAGGATATGAATAGTCGTAACAGCACCTCTAAAAGAAAAGAAACACTTGTGGATAATTCCAAGACGAGAAAGAAGCGCGAAGAATTGTCTATTTCGGCTACTAAAAGTATCAAAAAAGAAAAGGTCGAAATAATTGTTCAGTTTAATTGAACGATTTCGTTTTTTTAAATCTAAAACGAATATATATAATAACGATTTAAAGACAATTAAAGTTATTATATATAAATTAAATGCAAAATATTAATATTGTTGAATTAATTGAAAGTAATCCAATTACTAAGCTGTCTAGTGATTATAATTACAAATTATTGGTAAAAATTAAAGACAATTTTACCGATTTTGAACAACATGTATTTTTATCTAGCTTTTACTGCTATTTAAAATATC